CCTCATACCCACACTGTTAGGTGGAGCCTGTATCTCATTTACTTTCTTTGTTATGGCGTAGGGATTCTGCCACCAACTATATGCACCAGCAGAACTTGCATACAACAACCTAGTATTATACTTTCTACAATAATCAAATATGGGTTTAGATTTTTCAACGTTGTTCTCCCAGAATTTATCAGGATTGTCTACACTATCTCTGAGTGCGGCATAGGCTGCAAGATGAACTATAAGATCATAGTCTGCACACCCAACGTCTACAAAGTTTTCTATGTCGTCTGGTCTGTCTAGTCCGTCAACATCAAAAATGTCACTCAGAAAATCAAAGACATGACTGCCAATGAAACCTTTGTGACCTGTGACTAATACTTTCATTTTCTTTTCTTTCTATGTCGTGCAATCCAATTTCTTGCTGTGTCATCATTGAGAGCCGTGTGTAGGATCTCTCCTTCATATACTATCACTCTTTTCTTTTCTCCGCAAGGCACTGCTGCATATCCATCCTTAGTAAAGAAACCTTTCTTGGTATCTTTATAAAAATTATAAATTGATCTTAGTTCTTTTTCTTCTGGAGTCATAATACTTTGATTGTCAAATGATTATTACAATCCCCAAAGAACTTACCATCAAGATTGTAATTGAATGAGATACTATATCTTTCCAAGTTAGAATTGGAGGGAGTAACATAGTGATCTAAGTGAGCTGGAAAAAGAAATATACCACACTCCTGTGGTTCAAATCTTTTCTCAAAACTATTGAGATCGTCATAGCCAGTTACAGATGGTTCCCAATGACTTGTGATCCAAGTGGCATTTCTAGTTGAGAAAACTATGTCTCCACTATCCTCTGGAGTTTGTAAATAAAAGACTCCAGCAAACTGAGTATTGTTGTGACGATGTTCTGCAATATAATTTCCCTTCCTTTGTAGATTACCCCATGAATTGATTCTTTTCAACCCATGCTTTGTTAAATCAATCTGTAACATCTTAGCATAATTATGAACCTCTTCCGTTATCTTCTTTTCTAACTCCTTCAACTCTGGTCTAATGAGAAGATCTGCTTCTAATTTTGTTGTCTCTCCGTTGAGTCTATTGACTATATCTCTATCTGGAGCCCACTCTAACTCCGACATAAAATCTAACATAGACTTGAGTTCAGATGGTCTAAAGTCTAAGACATTCTGATACACTGGTGTAGGAAAAAGAATGTGTAGATCAGACATTATGAATTCAAACTTTCCATATATTGTTTGTCAAGCATGCCTGCTGTATTAACTTGTTTAAGTCCTATATTTCCCTGCCACCAACCAGTAGCAATATACTTATCTGACATGGGAGGATTACCTCTATGTAAATGAGTGTAACTTCCAGGCCATATTAGTATAGTTCCTTTCCTTGGTTTTACTTTTAACTTCTGATATAAAAATTCTGTCTCTCCTCCCTCCTCTACATCATTCAGATATACCATCCACGCCATAGTTCTACTTTCTAAATTCCAATTCACATTCTCAGCATGAAACAAATGATAACCCTGAGTTGGTTCTGTCTTCTGAAGCAAAACTAGGGAACTTACATAACTGAAATTGCCTAGGTAAGTGTATTCATTAATATAATGAAACAAACAATTCTGAACATACTCCATCAACTGATGAGATTCAGTCGGAGAGAATCCATCTAAGCATATCTGTTTATCTTTTACATGACTAAAATTTCTTTTGAAATCTGTAAACTCTGCTTTGTCCATGTAGTCTACAAGGAAGTCACAAAAGCGTGGGTCTACTGCGTTCTCATATATTCCAATAAAATCTCTATGTTCAATTCTTAATTGAGAATCAATTTGTTCTTCCATAATTACCAAAGTCTAAGTGGACAGTGTGCAGCTGAAAACTTGACCTTGTTTACTAGAAAACAACCACACTCATTGCATTTCATACGATTAGGATCAAATCTATTGCAATCTCTACATATATCTATTCGTGCTTTTTTTACCTCGTCAGGAACAATTAACATTCCGTTGAAAACGAAACCCTTAACTATATCATAGGCAGTTTTTGTAATGTTCTTTGCCTGTTCTGGTAGAGATGGTTCGTCATTCATCTTTATTAAACTCGTACTTCCACTTATATATTGTTACATATTCAAACGGATTAGTAAAATCCTTTTCCTCGATTACTTTAGGTTTAGACACTCTCTTTTCTAAAGGTGGAATCCAATCGTGTGGAGGACAAATGGTAGGCCCACCATCCAATCGAGGACTACATGCGATAAGTATTTCAATCATCTTTGATGTAACATGGAACTCCAGCTGGATCTAACCATTTGGTGTATTCAAAATCTTGAATAGCTGTTTTCATCTGCATCCAATTATCACAAAGGTACATATCTTTGTAACCATTATAATTATTCCACTTTTGAATACGATAGTCTGGTTGACCATTCTCAAGGAGGTCAGGCATTTTTACATACCTGTATGGATCGTTTTGGCGAATCACTTCAATCATAATAAAATAGCATATACTTTATTATATACAATTTACTATTCTAAGTCAAGCGCCATCATCATGATTCCACATATATTCTATGTCCTTAGCCTGACCAGAATCAATAACTGGTTTAAGAACATTTTTATCTGGAACCAATGCTATCTGACCATCAGGAGTATCTAGTAAGAAGGTCTCACCAGCCTGAGCTCGATCAACTATCTCACTAAAATTTTCCTCCAAATATTTCAGACTTATGATTTTCATCTAAATGCGCCATCAAGTGGATTATTTTTTGATTTTGGTTTCTTAGGTGCTGGTGTATTATCTAAGTACAATCCCTTATCAGTAGCATCATTTTCTTCTTTGATGTGATCTATCTGATCTCTGTTCTTTAATAGATCAAGCATCTGTTGTGCATGAGTCAGTTCAAATGGATCATTTTCTAAGTTATCCCTAGTTCCTTGTCCATCTGGTGTCTCTTCCTCAAGATAAACCATTTGTATATTGTTCTCTACTAAAAGAACCCATCTCCATGCTCTCTTACCCATTCCCTTATTGTACATTTCAATAGCGCATTGTGATGCAGCCATTCCACCTTGGTTGGCAAGTCTCAATACATATGCACCATTTCCATCTGGTAACATTTTACATTTTTTAATCTTCATAGACTTGAACCATTCTTCCATAACAAATGGGTCATTCATTGACAGAACATAAATCTCATCAACGATAGTTTCTTTGATGAAGGTGTCGTAGAGTTTTTCATACTCCTTGACCATCTCTGTACATGGAGGTGTGAAAGCGCCACACACAGAAACTATGAGGACATCTTTATCTGCAAAAAGATCATGAACTGCTTTCTTTACTAATTTTCTTTTAGCACCTTTCCCACTTAAGAAAAACAGTTCAGCGTTTGGTAACAAATTCATTTCTTTAAAAAATAACTTTCATGTATAGTATGTATGCTAGTATATTATAAGACATTTTCGGTTATCCGTCAACCTTTAATAATATTTCAAACTCTTTTAATATATCCGCCTCTGGATCATTGTCTTTGATATTACAATACTCCAACCACCTAAGAGTTGTCTTGTCTGGTTCATCTAAACCTCTGGCATAAAGTATAGTATCAACTCTATCAATTAAAGTATTGAATAGGTTTACTATATGTTCAGAACGTTCTCCTATTACACTTTGAATTTCTTCTCTTGATACATTAATTTTGTACATTTGAAATTCATTACCATATATCGAATGGAAAAGGCCTGCTTTGACCTCATCCATAGGTCTACCATAGTTGTATAGTAAACCAGAAACTCTTATAGAGTGAGACAATAGATCATCATGGAGATGGGGAATCCTATCAGCTCCAAGTTTGATCATGTAGTTTATGTAATCATCCACTGAGATTCATTGTAAGGGATAGTCGAGGTTCTTTATTTTCTGCAACAGAGTGCATGGTTCCAGCTGGTATGATTAAAACATCAGATGGATCTACCTCTTGAGATTTTCCATTGATGATCCATGTACAAGTGCCATAAATTGGTTTCACTATAACATGGTAATCATGATTGTGTGGATCAAAACTGGCTCTATGTTTTGTAGTGCCAGCACTCAAATACATGTTAGCATTGGTTTCTGATCCTTTGTATTCATATAATTTATCGTCAAGAGATCTAAGTTCTGAAGTGAGATCCATTATATTACTCAAGAGACTAGTGAATCCGAGATCATATAATCTCTTCCACCTATCATAATAAATGTAACCTCTAGAATCAAAA